TTTTAGAACAAAAACAACAACTTCAAAACAGCTTAAATGATGTTATTTCAAAACTAGCTTTAAAAGACAATAACAAATTTATTGACGAAAAAATCAATAATTATTTAAAACAAGAAAAAGAACTTGCAAAGATTTTTGAAGAACAGCAAAGAAAAATATTTTTAGCCGACGAATATACAAGAATTTACACAAGTTTAGTACAAGACAAAATTAATGATTTATTTAAAACAGTTAATTTTAGGCTGTTTGAAACACAAGTAAACGGCGAAATTAAAGAAACTTGCGAAGTTACTGTGAACGGAGTACCTTATCCGTCAGTAAATAATGCAGGCAAAATCAACGCTGGACTTGATGTTATAAATTCATTAAGTGAACACTTTGAAAAAAGAGTACCGATTTTTGTAGATAATGCAGAAAGTATAACAGATATTTTAGAAGTAAAAAGTCAAATTGTAAAATTGTATGTTACAAAAAATCAAGATTTAAAAATATTATAAAAAAAGGAGATAAGAGAAAATGAAAAACGAAATTAAGAAAATTGAAGAAAAACAAATCACAGACATAGTATTCAATAAAGTTGTTGATTTACAAGCAAGAGGAGCAATTGATTTTCCAAATAATTACAGCGTAGGAAATGCTTTAAAAAGTGCTTATTTGATTTTACAAGAAGCGAAAACAAGAGAAAAGAAACCAGTTTTACAAGCTTGCACACAAGAAAGCATCGCGAATGCTTTGCTTGATATGGTAGTACAAGGACTTAATCCTACTAAACAACAATGCTATTTCATTCCATACGGAAATCAATTGACATTGTCAAGAAGTTATTTAGGAACAATTGCTTTAACTAAAAGACTTAAAGGTGTAAAAGACGTTGTCGCTTACCCGATTTACAAAAATGACAAGCTAGATATAGGATTTGATATTTTAACTGGAAAGACAAAAATAAACGAATTTAAACCAGCATTAGATCATAAAGCACAAGACTTGATAGGTGCATTAGGTATCATTGTTGGAGAAAATGAAATTTTGCATCTTGAATATATGAATATGGAGCAAATCAGAAATGCTTGGAACCAAGGCACAATGAAAGGCAATTCTCCAGCACACAAGAATTTTCCAGACCAAATGGCGATTAAAACAGTTATAAATAGAGTTTGCAAAAAGTATGTAAATGCAGCAGACGATAGCGACAAAATAGCTGATTTAATTAGCAAAACAGCAGCAGAAGTTGACAATGAACTTGAAGTTGAAATGATAACAAATGCAAATGCAAAAGAATTGCCACTTGACGAAATAGAAGAAGTTGAAGTTCAAGAAATACAAGAACTTAACGGACAAATTGAAATACAAGATGTAATAGAAGATGCACCATTTTAGGAGATACCAAAAATGAAACTCATAATAGAACGAAATTTAAATGGACGATTTAAAACACAAGAAATAACAAACTGTAAAGAAATAGAGTTACTAACTCTATCAAAATCACTAAAAGTATTACACAACGATACACTTTCAATAATTCATTTAGATATTGAAAATGGCGATAGTTGGGTGATTATTGATGATTAATATAAAAGTAATCGGTTCGGGTAGCAGTGGCAACTGCTACCTAGCCGATTTCAATGGTACACAAATATTGCTAGAATGTGGGTTGCCTTTTAAAGCAATTCAAAAAGCTTTAAATTTTAAGCTCTCAACAATAGAGGCTTGCTTGGTAACTCACGAGCATATAGACCACTCAAAAGCAGTTAAAGACTTAATAAAAAACAGTGTTGATGTATATGCGACAAAAGGAACTTTTGATGCTTTAAATGTAAAATCACACAGAGCAATATCATTCTTAAAAGACAAAGAAGATACTTATTGTTACAAGTTTTTTAATAGATTTTGCATATTACCATTTCAAGCAATACACGATGCACAAGAGCCAGTAAGCTTTTATATAAAAGATATTCACACAAAAGAAAGCTTGTTATTTGTAACAGATACTGCATATATGCCTTATAAAATACCTAATGTAGATGTATTAATGGTTGAGTGTAACTATGTTAAAAATGTTATTAATACCAACTTAAAAAACGAAAGTTTAAATTTGATTTTAAGAAATAGAATTGTGAAAAATCATATGAGTTTAGAAACTCTTTTAAAAGCATTAAAACAAGCAAATTTAAGTAATTTAAAAAAAATATATGTATTGCACTTGTCAGATGCAAATAGTGAAGAAAAAGTGATTTTAGAAGCAATACAAAAGCAAACAGGGGTTATAGTAGAAATTTGTTAAACGAAAAGGAGAAAATTTATGAATAATGTAATTTTGATAGGAAGATTAATTAAAGATGTTGAATTGAGATATACTCAATCATCTAATGCAACTTATGCTAGATTTACCATTGCAGTAGATAAGGGAATGTCTAAAGAAAAAAAACAAGAATTGGAAGCTAAAGGTCAACAAACAGCTGATTTTATAAATATTGTTGTTTGGGGTAAACAAGCTGAAAATTGCCAAAAATATTTGCAAAAAGGTAGAAATGTAGCAATTCAAGGAAGACTTCAATCTGGAAGCTACACAGCACAAGACGGAACAAAAAAATATACTACTGAAGTATGGGCAGAAAGGGTTCAGTTTATCGACTGGGGAGAAAAGAAAGAAGATCATACACAACCTTTTGGACAGTTTGATGAACTACCTTATCAAGAAGCAAGCAACGAAGATATACCATTTTAATTAAGTTTATAAAACAAGGTAAAATCAATAAAAACAATATATAAATAATAATTGCCGAACGGAACAACCTTTTTACTTTGTTTTCAGATAGGAGTACAAAATGCAAGAGCAAGGTTGGATATGTTTATACCGTGATTTGTTAGATAAAGCAATATGGCAAAATTCAACCGCCGAACAAAAAACAATTTTAATAACTTTGCTTTTAATGGCTAATCACGAACCTAATCAATGGGAATGGAAAGGTAAAAAATATACTGTTAAGTCAGGAGAATTTATAACCAGTTTAGAAAAAATTGTTGCAAGATGTGGAAAAGGTATCACAATACAAAATGTTAGGTCGGCTCTAAAAAGATTTGAAAAATTGCAATTTCTAACAAACGAGTCAACAAAGCAAAACCGACTGATAAAGATTGAAAATTGGAGCTTATATCAAAGTCGAGAAAATCAACCTAACAAAGAACCTAACAAAGAGGTAACAAAGACCCAACAAAGACCTAACAAAGAGGTAACAACTAACAACAATGATAACAATGATAACAATGATAACAATATATTATATACTCTCGTGCAAAAGGCGTGGAATGATTTATCAGAAAACATACCAAAAGTAAATTTCATAAAAGAAAATTCAACTAGAAGTAAACATTTAAAAGCAAGAGTTGAAGAAGTTGGAAAAGAAAAATTTATAGAAGTTTTAAAGAGTATAAGTAATAGTGATTTTCTTTGTGGCAAAAATAAAAATAATTGGACTATAACTTTTGATTGGTTTATTAATGCTAGTAACTTTGTAAAAGTTATGGAGGGAAACTATAACAATAAAACACCACAAAGGCAAGAAAATGAGTTTAAAGATTATGGAGAGTTGATTTAATGGAACAAGACTTTGATAGAACATACGAAAAAATAACAGATATTCAAGTAAAAAATTATAATGCAAAACTAGGAAATACAGATTATAGTTTTTTCTGTGAGAAATGCAAAAATAAGGGATTAGTAGCTATAAAAGTTTATAGAGACAATGATTTTAAAATAGTTTTACAAAAATGTGAATGTGTAGAAAGATTACACGCAGAGCAGAACAAAGAAACAAGCGGACTAAAAGAGAACTTTGGAAAATTCACTTTTGAAAATTTTGATACTAGCAAAGATTATGCAAAGACGGTATTAGAAAAAGCAAAAGAGAATGTACCGACTAATGATTGGTTTTTCATTGGCGGACAGATAGGGAGTGGAAAGACGCATATTTGCACAGCTATAAGCGAAAAACTTTTAATGTCAGCCACAACAGTTAAGTTTGTTTCGTGGAGAGATTTAATGAGTGATTTGAAAAACGGATTTAGTGGCAGACCAACATTTTTTGATTTTGAAACCTTTAAGCGTGTAGAAGCTTTGTATCTTGATGATTTTCTACACGGAAAGGCTACAGACTTTGAACTTGAAAAAGCCTTTGAAATAATTGATTACAGATACAGAAACGATAAAAAAACAATTATTTCAAGCGAAATGCTAACTAACGAAATACTGCAACTATCACAATCGATAGGAAGCAGAATTGTTGAAAAATCAAAAGGCTTTGTATGTAATATCAAAAGAGATACAGAAAGAAATTACAGATTGAGTAATAACAATCAAAAATCATTGAATATTAAAAACTAAAAAAACAGCTTAAATTTTAATTAGGATATGCTAGTTATGTAATTCATTAAAAACATATTCTAATTAAAAATAGCTAATAAATTTTACGATTAAGGGGGATATATAACGATATGTACACACTAGAAATTGATGTAAGACCATTTCCGAAAGAAAGACCGCGATTAAGTGGTAGGAGAATTGTCTATACACCATACAAAACTAGAAACTTTGAAAATCGAATTGCTTATGAGTGGAAAAAGAAATACAAAGACTTGATTTTAAAAAATGCTGTAAAACTAGATTTGTTATTTTGTTTTAAAAAAGCAAAAAGTTGTAAAAAAGATTATCACACTCAACGACCAGACATTGATAATTTAGAAAAAGCAATACTAGACGGACTTAACAAAACGGCTTTTGTTGATGATTGTCAAGTGGTTGAAATGAAATCGCAGAAAGTATTCTCTGATGTTGATAAAATCGTAATAACAGTTACAGAACTTTAATAATAAGGGGGTTAGCTTGTAGATATGATAAAGGTTAAGAAAGAAAATTATTTCAAAGTCTTAAAGCCTGAATTGTTTAAAGCAGGAGAAAAACTTTTAGGAAAATATGAATTATATATTAATAATGCTTTAGAAAAAGGAACATTGCGTTTTTGTAAAAGTTTTGGAACTAAAGAAGCTTTTGAATATGGCTCTTATAATTCAATGTATATGACTTATTTTCCTGAAAAACAAAGATTACATTTACATTGTTCTAGTTATGGTGGAATGTGTGGATTTACTTTTGATGAAGAAGAATTAAAAAACAAAAATTTGCCTTGCTATGACAGGGAATGTATGGAATTTACGATTAATTTTATTAAAGAATTAATTGATAACGGAGTGATAGAAAATGAAAATAATTAAAAACGGAGATGAACTTATTGCTATAGAACAATTTAGTATTAATGCTTTTTCCCCGGAAAAACAACAAGAGTTTTTAAAAGCAATAAAGGAAAGTGGCTTAACGATTGAAGAAGCATACGAAAAAATTGGAAAGTCGATAGAGGATATGCTGATAACACGTTTTGAAAAACAAAACTCTACTTTTCCTGAAATGTATATAAACAAAGAATTGAAATTAAAAACGGATTGGAAAAATAAAGCAATTAAATATCAAAAATTTTACGAGTACATCAAGTATTTGCTTAAAAATGCTAATCTTGATGAAAAACTTGTAAGAGAAAAAATAGAAGAACTTGAAAGGAGAAAATAGATGAAAAAAAGATTTTTAAAAACATTTGTAATTTTAGCAACAATATTTATACTAAATGGATGTAAAGAGATAGAAAGAACAACAAAAGATTTTAAATCAGCAAATACCGGATTAAAGAGAAAAATAACTGTTTATAGTCTAGATGGAAAAGAGTTAAGGAGTTATCAAGGAAAAATTGATATAGAAAGTAAAGAAAATAACACAGTGAAATTTGATTTAGACGGGAAAAGATATATATTTTATAATTGCAGTGTAATAGTTGAGGAAGTAGAGTAGATGAAAAAGGAGTTTAGTTATGAAGAAATATATTTATAAACTAACATATGAGAATTATGAAGTAGGAGCTGGTGAACCTGATTTTGAAAAGTATTTTTTAAGCTTTTTAAAAATGAAAAAATTCTTAAAAGAAAGAGGGTTTTGGATTTCAAAAGGAACAATTAAAATTACAGGAAGTTATGGTTTTTATATTATTGAAAAAATAGAGGTGCAAGAATAATGAACATAGATAATTTAATTAAAGAATTACAACAAATAAATGTCAATGAATTAACATATAGTCAGTTGATAGATTTAGCAGAAAACGCAGAAAAATTAAAAGAAAGAATAAAAGTTGTGTTTGTTGCAAAATGTCTTGCATACGGCGAAAAATTTTTTGAAGATGAGGAGCAAAACAATGAATAATTTAAAATTTAGAGCTTATATTAAGTCTATACAAAAGATTGTTGATGTTACAGAAATTGATTTGAATAACAAAATGGCTACTTTGGATATAGCTACTAACAAGGTACAACCTGATTTTTCTTATTGGTGGAAAGAAACGGAACTGCCTTTTAGTGTTATTGAAATTATGCAATCAACAGGACTTTTTGATAAAAATGGCGTTGAAATTTTTGAGGGGGATATTATTGATGTTGGTACAAGAATACCCTTTTTAAACAAAATACAAAGAGATGAAGAAACGGCATATTTAAAGTTAGTACCTCTTGATAAAAGGTGGACTGAAAGTTATTTTACAAATTTTGAAGATAAGAGCAGGTATGAAGTAGTAGGCAACATATACGAGAATAAGGAGTTGTTAAAATGAAAATAAAAGTAGAATTTGATATTGATATAGACTTAAACAAAATGTTAAAAAGATACGGAAAACAAGAGGTTGGAAGATTTTATAACACCAATCCAAAAAATCATTTTAGAGAAATTGAAAGACTTTTAAAAGACAACGTTGAACGTCATTGTACCAGTATAGATATAAAAAATGTAGAAATTTTAAAAGGTTATTTCAAAAATGGAGAATATATTTTTGATGAAGCAGTTTTTACAGATATTTTATAAGGAGTTGATAGAAAATGAATAGAATTAAACTTGAAAGCTACTTAGGAGAATATGTAGAAGTTACTTTATTTGATGATTTTATTTATCGTGGAATATTAACTAGAACAGATGACTACTTAGAAAGATGTTATAAAAACGGATATTACTTTGTAAGTGGTGTAAATGATAATCAGCAATTTAGATGTTCTCACGTTAAGAAAATTAAAAAATTTATAATAGGAGATGTAAAATAAACGAAAGGAAAAAATAGAAAATGAGTAACGTAGAACACCCAAACATTGATTGTTTTTATTTAGAAAATGCACTTGAATTTTTATTCAAAGCAGAAAAAAACAAGTTAGAAAATTATAAAAATGCTTTGTATTATTTGGAAAAAATAAATTGTAATAATATAGTTTATCCAAAATACGCAGAAAAAATGCTTATCGATAAACTACTAAAAATATTAGAAAATATTGAGGATAAAAAAATAGATTTGATTATTTATTCTGTAATAAATTTGAAACTTAGTTTAGCTAAACATTGGTTAAGAGAATACATTGAAGAAAAGGAGAAACAAAATGATTAATACAATGTTTTTAATATTTTTAGCAGTAGTCTTAACAATGTTAGCTATATTTTTAGCATTATTGTTTTTAGAAATATTATTTCTTATGGCAGAGTACATTTATGAAGATAGTGCTTTTATAGACTGGATAATAAGAAAAATACAAAACAGAAAGAGGTAAAACAAAATGAAATATAAATGTGATTATCCTTTACAAAAAGGACACGATACAGATAGTGGATATGATTTAAAAACTACTAGACCTTTTAAGCTACTACCTAATCAAACAAAACTAATACCAACTAGCCTATATCTTGAATTAGACAAAAATATTGAAGCACAGGTTAGACCTAAGTCAAGCATTAGTGCAAAAAGAATATTGGTTCATTTGGGAACTGTTGACAGCGACTATCGAGGAGAAGTAAAAGTTATAATGCAAAATCTTAATGATTTTGGAGTAGAGTTTGAAGCAGGACAGAAGATAGCACAAATAGTATTCAATGAAAAAACGGACGTAGTTTTGGAGCAAACAGATACTATCAGCAACGATACTGATAGAGGTATTGGCGGGTTCGGAAGTACAGGAGCGTTTTAAGTATGAGTGTAAAAAAAGATGATTTTAGCGAAGTTATAAAGAGATTTAAAGAAATTAAGATTATAGATTGTAAAATAGCTAATAAAGAAAATGAACTTTTAAGACTTGAAACAAGAGTTGAATATGGCGGTATTAGTACTGATCCATTTAGAACTCAAAGCGGAGACTGCTCAGCTATGGAAAATAAGCTGTCTAGCTATATTGACAAAAAGAAAAAACTACAAAATGAATTAGATAGCTTAAAAAAAGAATACTCAATTTTGATTAAAGCTTTTGAAACTTTAACAAAAAACGAGAAAACTATTATTGAGGAAAATTTGTTAAAAGGTAATAGCTTAACGTGGATTTCAATGAATATTTTATATTATTCAGAACCGCAGCTTAAAAGAATTAGAAAGGCAGCACTTAACAAAATTTATAGCTGCTTATCTTAAAATTTAAAAATGATACTTTTTTGATACTTTTTTGATACTAAAAACACTAAAAAACGTGTTATAATGTTATTATAAAAATTTTTAAAAATTCATTTTAGAGTCTCCATTTAATTTATATTTTAAACAATTTTGCACAATGAAAACAATGCGAAAATTCATACAAAAGAACAAATTGAACAAATCAAAAATTCTATTCTTTCATTTGGCAATAATGACCCAATAGCTATTGACGAAAATAACACAATTATTGAAGGACACGGCAGATATTTTGCTTTAAAAGAGCTTGGCTATTCAGATGTTGATGTTATTAAATTGACCCATTTAGACGAAGAAAAGAAAAGAGCTTATATTTTAGTTCATAATAAATTAACTATGAATACCGACTTTGATTTTAAATTGTTAGAAGAAGAACTTGACTGCTTGAATATTGATATGTCGCAATTTGGTTTTGATATAGATTTTGATATAGAAAAAGAAACTTTATATGATAAGATAAAAAATAATCCTATTGATTCTAATCTTTTTGAAACGTTTATTGTTCCGCCGTTTTCTGTGTTTGATACTAGAAGCAAATGTTGGATAGATAGAAAAAACGAATGGATAAGTTTAGGAATAAAATCTGAATTAGGACGAGATGATAAGTTACTGTTTTGTGATAATTTAAAAAACGATGCCTTACCTCAGACAAGTATTTTTCAATCCAGTAATTTGTGAAGTTTGTTATAATTGGTTTGGTGTAGATAATTCTATTATATTAGATCCTTTTGCTGGTGGCAGTGTTAGAGGGATTGTTGCTGAAAAATTAGGAAATAGCTATATAGGAATTGATTTGCGAGAAGAACAAATAGAAGCTAATAGAATTAATGCAAAAGAATGTAATTGTGATTTAAACAAAATTAACTGGATAACTGACAACTCTCAAAATGTTGATAATTATGTAGAAAATGAGAGTGTTGATTTGATATTTACTTGCCCACCTTATTTTGATTTAGAAGTATATAGCGACGATAAAGACGATATTTCAAATATGGATTTTGAAGATTTTAAAATTGTATATACTGATATTTTGAAAAAATGTGCTGATAAGTTAAAAGATAATAGATTTGCAATAGTTGTAATATCGGATGTAAGAGATAAAAGTGGTGGATATAGAGATTTAACCGGCATAACGAAAGAGGCTTTTAAAAGTAAAGGATTTTGCTTTTACAATGATATAGTTCTTTTAAATGCTGTGGGAAGTGCAGCTTTAAGAGCTAGAAAAGCTATGGTTAATAGAAAAACTACTAGAATTCATCAAAATATTCTTGTATTTTATAAAGGAAATACTAAAGAAATACAGAAAAATTTTAAAGTTTTGGAAAATGTAGATTATTCTTTAGAAGATTTTTAAAAAACTATCGACATTCGTTTTGATAAGTGTTAGAATCTATTCATAATATGATAAAGGAGTGATATTATGAATAATATAGAATATATAGAAACAGTAAGACTTAATTATAGATTGGGAAATATAACAGAAAAACAAGCGAAGGAAAAGTTAAAGAATTTTATAAAAGAATTTAACGAAAAGTCAATAGAAAAAGCTAAAAAGTATAATGTTAAACCCAAAAAATTTAATTTTAAAAGTTTTATGAGATAAAGACGAAACAATCGTCTTTTTTTATTTGCGAAAAGGAAGTGAGGCGATTGGCTAATGAGGAAAATATAAGAAAATATAGTTTTGATAAACTCACAGCAGAAAAACAGCGAGAGCTTGCAGTCAAAGGTGGCAAAGCAAGTGGGGCTGCAAAGCGAAAAAAAGCCGATTTAAAGAAAGCAATGGAACTTTTGCTATCATTAGACGTTAACGACCCTAAAATCAAAAAACAACTTGAAAATTTAGGAATGGCAGGCGATAATCAAAGTTTAGTTGCTTTTAGTGTATTTCAACAAGCAGTAAAAGGAAATCAAAAAGCCGTTGAAAATATGTTGAAGTTGACTAATGCAAAAGATAAGCACGACATAGCAGAGCAAAAAGAAAGAATAAAAGCTTTAAGACTTGAAAATCAAAAACGAGAACAGCAAGAAGAACAAACAACAGAACAAAAGTTAGACAGCTATTTTGAAAAATTAGACGAGGTAATCAAAAATGAGCCTTAAAGATTTATATACAAATAAACAAATAGAAGTCTTAAAGACAGTTAAAAAAAATGACTGGTTTATGCTCATCAATCACGGAGCAAAACGTTCTGGAAAGACTGTTTTGAATAATGATTTATTCTTAATGGAACTTAAAAGAGTTAGACAAATAGCCAATACTTTAGATATAGCAAGACCGATGTATATACTTGCTGGAGTATCAAGCAAAACTATACAAAACAATATACTAACTGAAATTTATAACAAATATGGTATTACTTTTAAGTTTGACAAACACGGCTCTTTTACTTTCAAAGGAGTTAAGATTGTTCAAGCTTATACAGGAACAATTGCAGGACTAGGCGGTATTAGAGGTATGACTGCCTTCGGAGCTTACATCAACGAGGCTTCTTTAGCAAGAGAAGAAGTTTTTAAAGAAATTATTTCCCGTTGTAGTGGAGAGGGTGCAAGAATATTAGTTGATACTAACCCAGATAACCCAACACATTGGCTTTTAAATGACTATATAAAAAATGATGATGAAAATATTTTGAGTTTTCAATATAGTTTAGATGATAATACTTTTTTAGGGGAAAGATATATAAAAAATATCAAAGCAAGTACTCCTCAAGGTATGTTTTATCAAAGAGATATACTTGGAAACTGGGTAGCTGGAGAGGGGATTATATATCAAGCCTTTGCTGATGACCCTAAAAGGTTTGAAACAGAAAGACAATTCAATTTTGAAACAATAAACATAGGAATTGACTTTGGCGGTAACAAGTCAAAACACGCTTTTTGCTGTACTGGTTTGACAAGAGGATATAAAGAAATTGTAGCCTTAGCTAGTGAAAAACACGATCCAGATACACCGGAAAGGTTAAATGCACAGTTCATTGCTTTTGTGAAAAGAATGTTACAAAAATACGGAAGAATTGATTGTATCTATTGTGATAGTGCAGAGCAAGTTTTGATAAGAGGAATGCGAAAAGCTTTAGAAGATAACAACTTAAATATAGCTTTAAAAAATGCTATAAAGAATGAAATTATAAATAGAATTAGAATTGTAAACGTGTTAATGACTACATCACGTTTTTTTTATGTAAAAAACGAAAATACTTCACTTGTTGAAGCTTTACAAAGTGCAGTTTGGGATAGTAAAAGTTTTGAAGATAAAAGACTTGATGACGGGACAAGTGATATAGATACACTAGACAGCTTTGAATATAGCTTTGAAAAATATATAAAAATACTATCAATAGTATAGAAAGGAGAAAAGATTGTCAACATATTTAGATAGCGAAATACGTTTGAGATTAGGCAGTAATCTTGAAAATAACATAGAAAATAATTACAGAGTATGGCTGAATTGCTATCACGGAGAGCCTTTTTGGTTAGATAATAAAAGTGATAAAGAAAGTTTAAACCTTTGTGCTTCTATATCTTCTGAACTTGCAAGATTAACGACTATAGAGCTTGAAACTGAAGTAGATGATAAAGCATTAGATGAAATATATCAAAAAATCATTGATAAAATTAGAAATATAACTGAATATGGGCTTGCTCTTGGTGGTGTAATTTTAAAGCCTTATTTAGTAGATGATAATATTGGTATTGATATTTGCACTCCTGATATGTATGTAATACTTGGTTTTACAAGTTTTGGAGATATTAACCATATCGCTTTTCTTGATAGAATAAAAACTCTTGAAAAAGAAAGAATAATTTATTTAACAAGAATTGAGGAACATACTATTACAGGAAATCAATACACAATACAAAATACAGCTTATAAGTCTAACTCATCAAATGAATTAGGGCAACAAATACCATTAACAACTGTACCACAATGGCAAAACATTAAGGAAATAGATGTTTTAAAACGTGATAAGCCACTATTTACTTACTTTAAAAATCCTCAAGCGAATAACTTTGATTTAAGGTCTTTTGAAGGAATAAGCTGTTTTGCTAGAGCTTTATCATTAATACAAGATGCTGACGAGCAATATCAAAGAATTATTTGGGAGTATAAAGGCTCTGAACTTGCTATTGATGCAGATGTTACAGTTTTAAAAAATAATGCAGAATTGCCACAGGGCAAAGAGAGATTATTTAGAGATTTAGGAAAGACTTTAGATGACAATTTTTATAAAGTTTTTAGTCCGCAAATAAGAGATATAAGCTTATTTAATGGATTAAATAATATTTTAAGAAAGATTGAGTTTATATGTGGTCTGGCTTATGGGACTTTGTCTGATGTAAATGATACAGAAAAAACAGCAACAGAAATCAAAGCAAGTAAGCAAAGAAGCTTTTCAACTGTAAAAGACATTCAAAACGAATTACAAAAAACATTGACAGAATTTGTTGATGTTTTAACTTTTTGGTTTGATGTTTTAAAAATCAAATACAACAAAAATTATAGCATACAATTTAACTTTGATGATAGCTTGGTTGTTGATAATGAAACGGAAAGACAGGTTAAATTACAAGAAGTTGCAACTGGAATCATAACAAAAGAAAAATATCTTGAAGACGTTTATGGCATCAAAGATGCAGAAGATATTATTCCAAAAGAAGGAGTAATTGACGATGTTATAGAAGAAGAATAGGAAGTGTTACAATGTTAAGTCCAGAATATTTAACAAATGTAGCTGATCCACTTTTAAAAGTTTACGAACAAATAGAAGATGAGATTTTAATTGATATTGCAAAAAAAATTAATAAAAACTTAGATGTATCTTATGAGACCGAAATGTGGTTGTATGGTGGTCGTGATTATAACGAACTTAAAAAGAAATTAAAGCCATATTTTAAAGATATAGATAGACGATTAGATTTATTGGTTGAAGACAGCATAAAAAAGCATTATTTAGACGAACAAAACATTTATTCAATGATTGATAAGTCTTTAATGCCTTTCGTTAAAAATAAGGCGGTTTTAAAGCAAATAGAACTATATCAACAAGCTATGAAGAAGCAATTGCATAGTATAGCAAACACAATGGGAGTTGCAGTCAATGATAAGTTTGTACCGCTTAATAAACTATATAAGCACGAATTAAACAAAGCAATAGTAAGCACTCAAAGCGGAATTGTGGACAAAACAAAAGCTGTTAGACGTGTTATTAACAATATTTCACGTGGTGGAGTAAAATTTATAAACTATGAAAACAGCGGGAGAAACTACACAATAGAAAGTGCAGTATCAATGAATGTTAGAAGTAGTTTAAATAGATTAAGTGGCGAAATTTCTTTAATGAATGCAAAAGAAATGGAACATGACTTAATGGAAACAACCGCCCACTTAGGAGCAAGGCTCTCTCATTCAGCTTGGCAAGGTCAAATAGTATCTTTAAGTGGAGAAAATACAAAATATTTAACATTAGAAGATATAGGCTACGGAGAAGTTACTGGCTTTATGGGAGCAAATTGCAAACATAACTGGTATCCGTTTTTTGAAGGTTTATCAAGTCCTTATTCAAGTGATTATTTAGAAGAATTACAAAGCAAAACAATACATTATAAAGGCAAAGAGTACAGCTATTATGAAGCAACACAAATTCAAAGACAAATGGAAAGAGATATAAGAAATATCAAAAAAAGTCTTTTGATGTATAATGAAATTGACGACAAAGAAATGTTTATGATTAATTCAGCAAAAAGAAAAATAAAAAAGGACGAGTACGAAAGTTTTTGTAAACTAATAAAAACACCTACAAGTCTTGAAAATACTCAAAAATTGTATTATAATAAACATATAAGCGGAAAGAGTGTTGCTAGTAATATTAAAGTTAAAAATAACGAAATTTTATCAGACATAATGAGTAAAAACTGGACTGATACATATAAAAGAAAAGTTTTGAAAGTATATAATGATTTTGAAAAACAAGGATATATTGCAGATACTCACTTTTTATCAAGATTTTTACAAAGAAAAGATAAAAAAGGCTTTGAAAATATTGAGATTAATGATGTATTTCATTTGTTATCTTTAAAAGCGAATTATATTGAAAATGATAGACTTGTATATTTTGATAAAAATTTAAAATTTGCTTGTATTCAAAACAAAGATAATAATATTCTAATTACATTTGTTAGACGTAAAAACATAAAGAAAGGGTGGAAAGAAATTTGATAGAAAAATTATTTAAAGAGATAGAATTAGCTATAAATAAAAAGCATAAATATAATTCATTAGATTTTTCACTATATTTAGAAGATTTTTTATGTGATAATTATGATGAAATGTATAAAGAAAATGCAGAAGTTACAGAATTTTTAAACGAAGATTTACCCGATATTTGTGCTGAAATGGATTTAGGGATAGATGATAAACCATTTTTGAATAAATTATCCCAACAATTAAAACAAGCTAAAGAGTTGTTTTATAAATAAAATAAATTAAAGACACTGTAAAAGGTGTCTTTTTTAGTACGGTTTTTTAGTTAATGCCGTGCTTAATATAATGTTAGTACGTTATTTTCAAAAATAGCTTACTAATTTTAAAATTAATAATTGTAAATTTAGACAAGTTAGATCACTTGTCTTTTTTATTGTCCGTAATGACTTTAAACTATTGGAATTATGCACCTTAAGCATAAAATACAAGTGATAGCAACCACTTATAAAAGCTTAGTAGAGAGGAGAACAAATACAATGACAAAAGAGGAATTGAAAGCAATAGGCTTAACAGACGAACAAGTACAAGAAGTTTTTAAATTAAGAGGTTCAGAAGTAAACGAACTTAAAGACAAAATATCCATTTTAGAAACTGAAAAAGCAAATTTAAACACACAAATTGAAACAGCAAACAGTCAAATTAACGCATTTAAAGAAATGGATATTGATGCTATTAAGCAAAATGCTAAGGATTATGAAACAAAATACAACGATTTAAAAACACAATCAGAAAAAGATATCAATGCTTTGAAGTTTAATCATTCAATTGATATGGCTTTAAATAATGCAAAAGTTAAGAATGTTAAAGCTGTTAAGGCTTTGCTAGATATTGAAGGTTTGTCAAATTCTAAAAATATTGATACTGACTTGGAACAAGCTATAGCAACTTTAAAAGAGACAGACAGTTATTTGTTTTTAGAAGAACAATCACAAGGTGGAGCAGTTGCAAAAGGTGCAACACTGCCACAAAACAAGCCAATTTCTGAAATGTCTTATGAAGACTTTTTGAAATTAGAAAAAGGAATTTAAAAAAAGAAAGAGAGGAATTAATTTATGCCAAAATTTGATTCAAAAACATTTAATGCAGAAGCGTTTGGAAAGTATATGCAAGCTGTTCCTAACACTAAATTACAAGAGTTAAGAAAATCAAGAGCGATTGTATCTAATACAATTTTAAAAGATGTGTTTAAAAACAACACTCAAACAGGAACAGCTTATGCAGTAATACCATTTTATGGTCTTTTAGCAGGAGAAGCTCAAAATTATGACGGAGTTAGTGATTTAACACCTTCAACAACTACTACTTTTGAACAAGGAGTATTTACTTACGGAAGAATGAAAGGTTGGACTGAAGCTGACTTTTCATATGATATAACAGGTGGAGCTGACTTTATGGCTAATGTTAGACAACAAATTCAAGAATACTGGGGCAATATCGACCAAGACGTGTTGCTTTCAATATTAAAAGGTATTTTCTCAATGAAAGGTACTGAACTTAAGAGTGCTAACAAGAATTTTGTTGAAAAACATACTCTTGATATTTCAAAAACAATTGCAGAAGCAACAGACGAAACAACTTTAGTTGGGGTTACAACTTTAAATACAGCTATACAAAAAGCTTGTGGAGATAATAAGTCAAAATTCTCTTTAGTTTTCATGCACTCTAACGTTGCTACTAACTTAGAAAACTTACAACTTTTGAAATATTTGACTTATACTGATGTAAACGGAGTACAAAGAGACTTAGGACTTGCTACTTGGAACGGCAGAACAGTTATAATCGACGACAGTATGCCAACAGAAGAAAAGAAAGGAACTAACAACTATACTCAATATACAACTTACATCTTAGGAGAAGGAGCATTTGGCTTTGAAGAAGTAGGAGCAAAGGTGCCTTTTGAAATGTTCAGAGACCCTAAACATAGAGGTGGAGAAGATACATTGATTTCAAGAATCAGAAATGCGATTTCTGTTGCTGGTATTTCTTACTTAAAGAAATCACAAGTAACAAACTCTCCAACTAATGCTGAACTAGAAAAAGCTGAAAACTGGTCTCTTGTAAATGACGGAACAGATGCTATCAATGATAAAGCTGTACCTATTGCAAGAATTATTTCAAGAGGATAATCAGTACAAAAGGAGTGATAACTTATGAGTTATCTAAATTATAACGAATTTAAAGAGAAAGTAGGGGATAAAATCCCCGAAACTCTTTTTAATGAGTATAACATTTTAATTGAACAAAAAATAAACTACTATACTTTTAACAGAATTAAGGAACAAAATCATATTGAACTTGCTAAAAACTGTTCTATTACTCTTATTAATAATTTGCATAACAACTTTAAAAATATAAATGTTGTTGTTGAAGAAGACGGAAAAATAAAGTCGTCTGAAAGCATAGGAGAACAAAAGGAAAGCTACTATATACCTACTTTTAAAGATATTCAAAAACAAATGAATTTAAAAAAGGACTACATTTACAGTACAATCAAAGAGTTTTTTGGTTTGACTGGTTTAATGTATCGTGGAGTTTAAAATGTTTACGAATACAAAATGTACTGTCTTTGTAAAAGAACGAAAAGGTAGAGAAGATGTTTACAATAGTTATATTTATAATTGTCATTTTGAAGAAAATAGAGGCTTTAATCTTACAGCATCAGCAAGAGCTGTTGACGAAGTAAACAACGTTAAAATCTTTATAAATTTAAAAGATATTATAAAAGACATATCAAAGGGCGACTTTATTTGTAAAGGCGAAATAAACGGTAATTTTGCTTCATTAGAAGCTATAAAAAAGCTACAGCCACAAACTTATATCATAACATCAGTTGATACCTTTGACTATGGTAGTAAACATCTACAACATATAAAGATAGGTGCTAAGTAATGTTAAGATTTAAGACTTTTAATTGTCGAATTGGCGACTTAGTAAATGCAAGACAATTAAATCAACAACAAGCAGTTCAAAAGTTTATAGATAGCGAAGTAATTAGAAGAATGGACCCTTTTGTTCCTTTAAGAAACGGAACTTTAAAAAATGCTAGTATTAGTCAAACCAATATTGGCTCTGGAGATATAAGACAAAAAACACCTTATGCGAGGCGTTGGTACTATACACAAGCGAACTTCAATGAAGCTCCAAGACGTGGTTGTAAATGGTTTGATCGTATGAAAGCACAACAAAAAGATAGCATTTTAAGAGGTGCAGCAAAAATAGCAAGGAGTAGAGCGAGATGACAAAGACTGTTATTGAAAGTATAAGAGATTATTTTGATAAATGCCCTCTATTAAAATCAGATGCAAAGTTAAACTTAGACTATTTAGGATTAGAAGATATTGAGTATGGTATCTATTCTGAACCAGTTAGCCCAGTTATCAAAAAGTATGTTGACGGAGATGAATTGAAGCAACATACTTTTGTTTTTGCAGTAAAAAATCTAATGAGTGATAGCTATGTTACACAGCTTGAAAATATTAGCTTTTTTGACCGATTTATAGAGTGGATAGAAGAAAATAACAAGCAAAGAAAACTGCCGAAATTAGAAGGCAAAAGACAAGCTCAAAGGCTTGAAATATTAACAAATGGCTATTTGATAGCACAAGACGAAGGAAAAGCACAATATCAAATTCAAATGAGATTAATTTATAAGGAGGAATATTAATGCCAGAACCAACAAAAGATTTAAAAGTTTTACAAGAATTTAACGGACTTGTTTTAAGATGTGAAAAAGTTAGCTTTATGGAAGTAAACAAGAAATTCTACAGAATGAAAGGATTTACTGACCTTCCAACATCAAAAGAACCTAAGGAATACTCAAGAAGTTATGTTGATGAAAAATCAGAAAGAACATCAACTGTTGGAGTTACATCTTCTACTGAGTTCACATTAGATTTTTACAAAGAAAACCCAGTTCACGAAAGAATACAAGAAGTATTTGACAAAGAACAAATAGGTGATGATGCAACAGTAAATATAGTCGTTGTAGATTTTAGTAAACCAGCAAAAACAGAAGGATTTTATGCTATTAAAAGAAAGGTAACTATAGTTCCAGATACAGAAGGAGACGGAACAGAAGCTTATCAATATAGCGGAACATTCAAAGCGAATGGAAAAGCTGTTGAAGGCACAGCTACAGCTGTTGAAAATGATAATGACTGGTTAGCAATCAACTTTAAAGATGGGTTTGAAGCTAAAACTACTATTTAAAAATTGAAAAAGGGGGTTAATAGCTCCCTTTTTAATTTTATATTTTTTAAAAAAGGAGATTAAATTATGGCAAAATTTCAAAAAAGAGATAGAAGATTAAAACTAGAGTTTGGTAGAAAAGAATATTTTATTGACGTTACAGATAAACAACTAAAAAAAGAAATTAAAAAATTTAGTGAAATAATAAAAGAAAATGAAGATGTTGACAGTATCCGTTCAAAAATGAAAAAGTTAATAGAAGTGATTTTAGGTTCTAATGCTTATGACGAAATCAAGCAAGAAGAATTTGGAAATAAAGAACTTAATTTTTATGATTTATTTGATATTTGCGAATATATGTTAAATGAAATAACAGATTATGCGAACAACTTTGACGAAAACCAATTAAAAATCATTTCAAAATATTCAAATAGAGTTTAAAAATGAACATTTTAATCGATAAATTGCCTGAAAAGTTGGATAATGTAGAAATCAATTCAGATTTTAGAAATTGGATATTATTTGAATTGATCTTACAAGATAAGGAACTAACTGAACAAGAGCAATTTTTTGAATTGTTAAACGTAACACTAAAAGAGGGTTTTAGTATAGTATCTAAATTAGGTGAAAACGAGCTTAAAAACGTTATAAATAATTTGCTATGGTTTTATACTTGTGGTAATGATAAAGTTAAAAAAACACAAGAAAAAAGCGAAAAACAAAGGGATTTTAAGCAAAAGACAAAGGCTATCTATTCTTTTGAATATGATGCGGAGTATATTTTTTCTTCATTTTATGAATGTTATAAAATTGACTTAACAGAGACGAAAATGCATTGGTGGAAATTTAAAGCATTGTTATTATCTTTAAGTGATGACTGCATTTTTAATAAAATTCTACAATACAGGTCAATTCAAATAGATAACAAAATGAGTAAAGAAGAAAAAAAGTTTTATTTGGAGAAAAAAAGAATTTATGCTTTACCTGATTTTAGAACATCAGAACAAAAAGAAAGCGACTTTGCCAACTCTTTATTTAACTTAATGTAAAGATAGGTGATGTATTATAGAAAAGAAAAAGGAAAATAAAGTTTATTGGTATTATTGCCCTAATTGTAAGCAAAAATTATTAAAATACAAAGAAGGTGCAATATCTAAAAACTTACAAATCAAATGTAAAAAATGCAAAAAAGAAATAGAAATAATTATTAAATAATTGAGCCGTTGAGCCTTAATAGTTATCAACTTTAAAAGAAAGGGGGATAAAATTATGGCAGACGGCTCTTTGATTTTTGATACCAAACTGGACAGTTCAGGCTTTAAAGAAGGTATGTCAAAAATGAAAGGTCTTGCACTCACAACTGCAGGAGCTATCACAAAAAGTATTGGAATAGTTGGTGCAGCAACTGCTGCATTAGGTGGTTTTGCAATAAAAGCTGGAATGAGTTTTGATGCTGGAATGAGTGAAGTTTCTGCAATATCTGGTGCAGCAGGTAAAGACTTAGAAATGCTTAGAAATAAAGCCAAAGAAATGGGAGCAACAACAAAATTTAGTGCGACAGAATCAGCAGAAGCTCTTAAGTATATGGCTATGGCCGGTTGGAAACCACAACAAATGATGCAAGGGCTTGACGGTGTTATGAATTTAGCAGCTGCAAGTGGCGAAAACTTAGGAATGGTTTCAGATATCGTTACAGACTCTTTAACGGCTTTCGGGATGTCGGCGGATCAAGCTGGTAAATATGCTGACGTTTTAGCTGCAACTTCAACTAATTCAAATACAAATGTTTCACTACTTGGCGAGTCCTTCAAATATGTTGCTCCGCTTTGCGGTGCATTAGGTTACACAGCAGAAGACACAGCAGTTGCTCTTGGTTTAATGGCAAATGCGGGTGTAAAAGGCTCTATGGCGGGTACTTCTCTTAAAAACTCATTAGCAAGACTTGCAAAGCCAACGAAGGAAGTTTCAAATGGTCTTAAAAAAGTTGGTTTAAGTGCTAAAGATTTACAAGGTATTCCACTTAATGAAATGTTAATTAAATTAAGGAAGGGATTTAGTGGACTAAGCAAAGATGAAAAAGCAGCAGCTGCAAGTGCTATTTTTGGTAAAGAAGCAATGTCAGGAATGCTTGCAATTATAAATGCTAGTGATGATGATTTTAATAAATTAACAAAAAGCATTAATAATTCAAGTGGTGCAGCTAAAAAAATGGCAAAGATAATGAATAACAACTTAAAAGGGGATATAACAATTTTAAAATCCGCTTTAGAGGGTTTTTCAATATCTTTATATGAAAATGTTGACAATCCACTTAGGAAAATTGCACAAAAAGCAACAAAACATATAGACAAACTTAATGAAACAGTTAAAAAGGATATGTCAAAATTACCACAGGTAATTGGCGATATATTAGGAGAGATAGCGACAGATTTAGCGACACAATTACCAAAATTTGCTGAAATTGGCTCTAAAATAATAATCGGACTTCTTGATGGTATTCAAAATAATGCTGGTAAAATTGGAAACAGTTTAGCAACATTAGGCGAAGTTTTAATAACTAATATTTTAAAAATTAGTGAAAAAATGATAACTACAGGGGCTACTTTACTTTTGAAATTTAGCGAAGGTATGGTAAAAAGTATTCCTAAAATAATGAATACAGCAACACAAGTTATAAACAATTTGCTGGACTTTTTTATAAAAAATATAGGTAAATTTTTCAAGGTTGGACTTGATATTTTAGAAAAAATAGCTGAAGGTTTGGAGAAAAACTTACCTAAAATTTTGCCAAAGGCAGTTGAAGCATTAGTTAAGTTACTTGTTACTTTTGCGGAAAATATTGACCGTTTCATTGAAATTGGAATAAAGATAGTAAATGCGATTGTACAAGGTTTAATATCTGCATTACCAAAATTATTAAGTAACGCAGATAAAATTGTTGGTGCTTTACTAAAAATATTTTTAACTTTTAAAGGATTGACAATTGGGAAAAGAATTGTATCTCAAATTGCATCTGGTTTACTAAAAAACATATCGCTTGTAAAAACAGCTAGTAAAAAAATGCTTGATGAAATGATTTTATATATGAATTCATATAAACCAATGTTTTTGAGTCAAGCTAAATCATTAATAGCGAAATTTACAAGTGGGTTAAAAAGTGCTGGTGGTGGGCTAGCAAGTGCCGGTGGTGGCTTACTTAGTAAATTATCTGCTGGAATGTCTGGAGCTATGGGAAAAATAACAGCAGTCGGAAGTAAAGCTATAACGGCGTTGTCTGGTGTTTTATGTAATCCGGTTGGACTTGCAGTTGTTGGAACTGTGATAATGGGATATATTGCAGGTTCTTTTGATGTAAATAAACTTGCTCAAAAAGGTGGCGAAATGATAGCTTCTTTAATAAAGGGACTTGTATCAATGTTACCGAAACTTTGGGAAGTTGTAAAAAAAATAATAAATGGTATTTTAAAATTAATTAATCCTTTAGAAATGCTTAAAGCTGGAGCTAACTTAATAAAGGGAATTGTTAAAGGAATTACAAGCAAAAAAGAAGAAGTAAAGAAAACGACTAAAGATACGGTTGAAAAAGGAGCTAATGAAGGAGCAAACAGTGCTGATGTATCACAAGCGTCAAAAAAGACTGTTGAACAGCTAGTTGCAGGCATTAAAAGCGGAGAAACAGATGTAGGACAAAGTTTTAAAGACCTTGTTCAACGAGGACTTACTAATTCAGAAATTAATCAAATAGCGCTAAAAGCAGGGCAATCAACAAATGACAGCTACTTACAAGGACTTTTAAGTAATGGAGAAAGTGGATTAAGAACTGCATATAATAACTTAAGAGCAACAACAAGCAATGAACTTGAAATCATAACAAAACTTGCAAAACTTAAAGGAATTGATACTTTAAATGGCTTTACAGACGGAGTTGCACAAGACGGAACAAAGTTTGAAGATGTAATCAAAGGTTTGAGAGAAAAAGGGTTACAAGGTTTTGATTTAGCGGAAAAAGTTTTTGAACTAGGAAGCAAAGGAACTTTAAGATATGGAGAAGGTATTGAAGCTCAAAAACAAGCTGTACAGGACAAAGCGAAATTATTAGCAGAAACAGCAAGAAATCCACTTGAATTCGCAGAACAAGCTTTTTCGCAAGGTTTAATCAATATGGAAAAGTTTGGAAATGGATCAGCTGAAGGAATGCAATTTGTACAGCAATACATACAAGACGGCATTATGCAAGGAAAGTCTTATATGGATATTGCGGAAGAATTAAGACAAATGGGCTTAACAAATATGAATGCTTTTACAGACGGAACAAGTGGCGGTCTTATTCCAGTACAAGATGCTTATGCTAGATTAAAAGAAATGGGAGTTAGTGAAACTCTAATACCTGAAATTTTACAAGCAAATGGATATCAAAACATTAGTGGTTTATCAAGTGGTTTATCAAATGGAAAAAGTTTGCTTGAAAGCACACTAACTACAACGATAAACGACCCACTACTACAATCTTTGCAAAAATCACAATCAGACGCTAATACAGGTGGAAATCAATTATCAAATAATTTGGCAAATGGAATTAATGGTGGTAGTGGCAACGTAAAAATGGAAATGGGGAACTTGACTAAAAATATTTCAGACGAAATGGAAAAGTCAAAAAATAACACTAATACAAAGTCAAAAGAAATGATGTCTAAAATTTCAAGCAATGTAAAAAGTGGAACTCCCCCAGTTACATCAGGAATAAACTCAATGACACAAAGTGTTGACAATGACTTGAATAAGTTAAAAAACACATCTTCATCAACAATCACAAGCACAATGTTAAGTATGAGTTCATCTGTAAAAAGTGGGTCAAATGATGTAATTAGTAATATTAGTCAAATGGCAACTGGCATTAATACTGATTTATCAAATTTGTCAAAAAATGTGCAACAAGATACAGCAAGAATGATGGAAGGTACAGCTCAATCAGTATCAAGTGGAGCAGGTAGAGTACAATCAAGCTTTTCTAGTATGTGTTCAAGTTGTGTTAGTAGTGTTAGCAGTTTTTCAAGCGATTTTTCTTCTGCTGGTAGTAATTTAGTTCATGGATTAGCAAACGGAATTTCAAGTGGTAGAAGTTATGCAATAGGTGCAGCAGCTAGCGTTATGAGACAAGCTGTTGCTGCTGCTAAAAGAGCGGCAGATATTCATTCTCCATCAAGGGTAATGAGAGATGAAGTCGGCGTGATGCTATCAAAAGGTTTAGGCATTGGGATTGAAAAAGAAGGTAAAAATGTACTGCATTCAGCTAAAGACTTTATAAATGATGTAATTTCAAAAATGCAAGGAAGTGTTGACTTTGAAATGAATGCATTATTTAATGGCGGTCGTTCTTTTAATCCACGTTTTAACATTGATGACAACGGAAATTCTCTAGTATCTATAAAAGACGGAACTATTGTTGTAGTATCACAACTCGACGGCAGAGAAATAGGCAGAGTTACTGCTCCTTTTGTTAGTCGTGAATTATCAAAAGAGAAAAGGAGATAAAACATTGAAAATATTTAGTTTAGAAGATTTTAAAAAATATAATGCTAATGTTTTACAACCTATCAAAATAGAAGCATCAAAGATTATAAGAGAGAGTTTTGAACTGAACGAAACTATGCTATATGGAGATAAGTCAATAGGCTTATCTCTTTTAAAATTTAAAATTGAATTTACAGGAACAAGAGCGGAAATTAAAAAAAATAAAGCTAATTTGTTGTCAGAGCTTGAAATTTGCAATCTTGACTTAAACGACGGGCGTATCTATCAAGGAAGGTTTATTGAAGAAAATGTTGATGAAATTTACAATGGTTTTGAAGTTATTGAAATTGAAGGTAATTGCATTGTTTTAAGTAAAAACGAAGTTGCAAAAAGTTTAAAAGGTAGCGGAAAAGTACAATTAACTTTAAATGACACTACAAGCACGAATTTTAAAATAAAAATGACAGGTAATGCTACTAATATAGTTTTAACAAGTAATGCAAAAATAGACCTAAAAATTAGCAAATTAAACGGAACTATTATTGTTGATAGTATGCTCAAAACTGTAAAAGATAATAACGATAATAATGCTTATAATTTAGTTGAAATGTTTGATTTTCCTTGTTCAAATTTCAAAAAAGATATAACAATAGATGTAAAAGGAACAGGCGATTTTACTTTTGAAATAAGCTATTTTGAAAGGTTGTTATAATATGTTAAATATATATAATCAAGCAAAAGAGAAAGTATTTGCAACAGAAGAATACAACAATGCAAATGTAGTTTTTGAAATAAACAAATTACAAATTTTAAGTTTTGAAATTCCAAAATGGCATCTTAAATATTTTGAACTTGAAGGATATATTGAAACAAAAGAGCAATTTTTTGTAATAAAAGAAATAGCTGAAAGGTCGGACTGTTACGAGCTTACTTGTTTTCAAGATGTTGAGGTTTTTCAAACTTTTCATAAGCAGAAAACTTATGCAACTAAAACTGTTGATTTTATGCTAAATGATTTGTTACCTAGCGGTTGGCAATTAATAAATAAAGCAGATAATCGAAAAAGAACAGTAACAGGAAACGACATTGACGGTTACGAGCTTATACAAAAAATAGTAAAAACTTTTGAAGTTGAAATTGTTTTTGATAACAAGAAAAAAACATTGACAGTTGGAAACGAACTTATGCAAGACTTAGGAACATACTTCACAAAAGAACTAAACTTGCAAGAAATCTATTTAACAAGTGAAAGTCACGAACTTATAACAAGAATAATACCAATCGGACACGATAATCTAGGAATAGAAAGTGTAAATAATGGAAAAAACTATATTGAAAATACAACGAACTCAAAAAAAATAAAAACTTTATATTGGGAAGACAACAGATATACAAACGTTCAAAGTCTTTTTGAAGATGCAAAAAAGAAACTAGATCAGTTGAGCAAATTTAAAAGAACTTACGAAACGAAAGTTATTGATTTAAGTCAAACATTGCAATACAAGTTTTTAAAAGCAGATATAGGCGACAAAGTTACTTTAATCAACAATGATACAAAAATCAAAGAAAAATTCAGAATTACAAAGTTAAAAAAGTACTTAAAAAATACTTTACAAAACGAAATAACATTAGGGAACAAAATTGATGACTTAACAAGTGATGATGAAAAGTTAAAGCAAATTTTCAATGAAAATTGGGAAAAAACAAAAGTATTTTTTGATGTTACAGATAAAAATATAAAAGGTATTGTTGATAAGCAAAAATCAACAGATAACAACTTGGAACATCTAAAAAGTAAAATAGAGCAAACGGAAGAAAAAATTACTCAAGAAGTTGACAAAATTGTAACTGAAAAAGTCGACAAAGTCAAAGTCGGAGCAAGAAACCTTTTAAGAAATTCATCTACTTTAGATAAAACGAAATGGCAGAAATGGTCCGCTACAAACATTGAATATTCACAAATAGAAAACATCGACGAGTGGAGAGATTTTGAAGCGGTTAAATTTTCAGGAATTGACAATGCAATAACATCAAAAATAAGGGGTTATTATCTTTTAGACAAAACGCTAATAAAGGATAATAAACAATATACATTAAGTTTAGATGTAATCAATCTATCAGATTTTGATATTAATGTAATTATAGACAAAGTTAAAACAAATAAAAAAGCATTAGTAAAAGCAATGCAAAATACAAGAGTTGCTTTTACTTTTGATAAAAAAGACTTTGACGAACTCATAATTGGAATTGAAACAGAACTTAATCAAAATCCTATTTTTTGTGTTAAAAACATTAAGATTGAAGAGGGAAATAAAGCTACAAGCTGGACACCTGCAGTAGAAGACTTAGAAGAAATTGACAAGCAACTAAACAACGCTATTGAATTTTTGAGTAGTGATAACAAAGACTTACTCAAAAAGTACGAAGGACTTAATCTTGAAAACGCAAAGATAAGACATCAACTAAGTACACAACTTAAACAGACTAGAGATGAATTCTTATTCCAATTCAATAATTATAAGCAATTACTTGATGATACAGGCAAAATTATAGAGCAACGTTTCAATGACTTTTCAAGATATATCCGCTTCAAAGCTGGAAATATTGAGTTAGGCGATATAAACAGCCCTTTTAAGACTTTATTAACTCACGAAAAAATCAGCTTTTTTAAAAGTGATGTTGAAGTAGCTTATATTTCAAATAATAAATTATATATTACAGACGCTTATATTATCAATTCTTTAAGAATTGGCAATTTTGAATTTTCAGTACAAGAGAACGGAAACTTATCATTTAGAAAGGCGGTGGATTAATGGCACTTTCAGGAAGTTATCAAGAGACGTTTAACAACGGATACACAGTCAGAACAGAGTGGGAAGCTAGTCAAAATATTGACGGCAATTATAGTGATTTAACAATCACACTATATCTTGATTGTCGAAGCAATTATGACCTATATATTGGGTCAAGAACTCATACTGTATACGTCGACGGCTCGGGTTATGACATCACATCTTCAAGAATTTCAACCAGTGGTGGTACTACAATCACACTTGGAAGTTTCGACAAGAGGATATATCACAATCTAGACGGAACCTGTAATGTTGATTTGTCGACTACTCTTGACATAAGAGCAAAAATACACGGCTCACACGTGGGCAGTGTTGACGGCGGGTCAGATACTATAACTCTTGACAGAATACCACGAATGTCTGTAATCACCGACAAAATGGACGGTTCAAGAGAGTTAGGAAAACAACATACTATCCACATCAACAAGTTTTTAAGTGGGAATATCACTCATACGGTCTGGTATGTAATTAGAGGTGAAAAGGGAAGTAGTGGTTGGCATTATATTGCTAAAAACACAAAATCTTTAGATTTAACTTTTACATCAACTACAAATTATGTAGAATTACAGCCAAATAGTGGCACTATCTATATGGATATCGGTATAGATACGTATAAAGACGGAAAGAAATTTGGAGAGACAACATATAATCCAGATTGGCATATGCACGTTCCGTACTCTATAAAACCTATTATCAAAGATATTCAAGTTGTAGAAGCGGACGACAAAACAAAAGGTTTAGGCGTTTTTGTTGAAAATCACAGCAAATTTAACGTTTTTACAACCGCAGAGGGCAACAGAGGTTCAACTATAAAAGATGTCAAAGTTACGGTTGCAGGACAAACTTTGTGGGGTGCTAATGCTACATCAAAAGAAGTAACAGGAAGCGGGAATGTTACAGTAACCGTCACTGTTACAGATAGCAGGGACAGAATTTCTACAGATACAAGAACTGTAAAAGTAGAGCCTTATACTTTGCCTAGCATTGTAAAATTTTCAGGATATAGACTAGAAAAAGACGAAAAGACAGTTACAATGACTAGAAATTTCAAAATGGCAAGTATTGCAGATAGAAATACTTGTAAATGGAAGATAGAAAGGCGATTGGTAGATAGTAGTAACTGGACTACAATTTTAGAGGGGACAGACAAAGTTTTAAACTTAAACGCTTTAGCTTATGACGTCAACACTAATTTTGAGTATGAATTTAGACTTACAATCACAGATTACTATACATCGGCTACACAAAACTTTTTTGTAGGTTCAAGTTTTAGACTTGTTGAATTTCACTCATCCGGAACGGGCCTTGCTGTAGGACAGATATCAAAAAGGGCTGGTTTTTTTGACATAAACTTAAAAACGGCTTTTCATAAAGGAGTTGAAGTAGAAGGTTGGACAAAAATGCACCTTTTCAATGAGACAAAACCTTACGATTATGACAACGAACTAAAGTACTTTAAAGACCCTTTTGGTATAGTTCACTTGCAGGGAATTGCGAAAGGGACAACATCGGAGTGGTTTGTAAGAATTACAAGAGAGGATTGCCGACCCGAAAAAGATTTATTAGTTTTTGTACCCTGCACAGGTAACAAGTCCGCTACTTTAAGAATAAGAAAGGATGGGAATATTCTTATAGAAAACCGCTCTGAAATCATTACAAATTGGATTTCGATTGACGGAATAAGTTTTAAAGCGAAGGAGTAAAAAGATGAAGTTAAAAGAAATAGAAAGTAAAAAAACAGAAATTGAAAAAGAAGTTTTAAAAACAGAACAACAACTTGATACTTTAGTTGTTGAAATAGCTACTTTAGAAGCTCAAATAAAGAGTAAAAATCGTAAAGTGATGGACTTGACAGAGCAAATTTCAAGTAAAAGGTCAGAATTAAGAAAATTAGAAATAGCAAAAGAAATAATGCAGACACCTGCACAACTTGACAACACAGGAGAAGCAGAAGAAGAGCCGAAAAAATACGACGGATTTAAAGGTGGGTTTGATTATAAGAAAGGCGATAGGTTCAAAGTTGAAAAAAGACTTTATGAAGTCGTATACGACCATACATCAGATGAAAAGTTTAATAAACTTTTAACAAATAAATATCAACTAATAGATGAGGACACTTTAAAACCAATAAATGATTGGTCATTTACAAAAACTTACAATAAATTTGATAAAGTTTTGTATCAAGATAATATTTATTCATCAAAAATCGATAATAATACCACAAGCCCACGAAATAACCCTGAAAATTGGTTTAAAATAGACTAATTTAAGTGTTTTAGGCATATAAATACATTAAAAAACAAAACAAATGCAAAATAGGGGCTATTTTGGGCGATTTGTGTATATTTCAACGTTTATAGAAAGGTAGGTAGATAAAATTGTGGATATTTTAAAAATTGGTGGTTATGCAGGTGCGATTGGTGCTGTTTTGTTACTTGCTAAAAACATTTATAGCGGAATTGTTGTTATTAACAACTTAAATAATACAGTTGTTAGACTTAACGGAGAAGTAGTTGATTTAAAAAATACAGTTGAAAAAATGAGAAAAAAGCTCAATGAGATTACAATAACTTTTGAACAATTAAAAAAAGAATTAATTGAACTCAACAAAGCTTTTGAACAAATGAAGCTAGAAGATGAAAAGCAAAGTAATTCCATAAAGTCAATTTTAAGACAGCTTATTATCAACTACACAAACGACATTTTAGACAGGCAGTATATTTACAATGAAGAAATATATTGTATAAGGCAACTTTATGAGGGTTACAAAAAATTAGGCGGTAACTGTACAATTGAAGAAAGAGTGAAAGAAGTTATAAAGTTACCAGCTAAAGCGGGACAATTCAATCCTAACAATGAAATGATTAAAAAAGCAATTGACGAAATTAAAAAATTAATGAAAAACAAAGGAGAATAAGAACTATGAAAAACTTAAATTTAAAAATCAGATTAAAAAACAAAACATTTATCATCACAATGATGACAACAATTATAGCTTTTGTATATCAAATGTTAGCACAATTTGAAGTAGTACCAAAAATAACACAAGACCAAACTATTCAAGTGCTAATGTTGATTGTAAACATTTTAGCTGGACTTGGAATACTTGTTGATCCAACAACAGACGGGTTAAAAGACAGTGAGAGAGTTTTAAATAAGAAATAGATTAAAGGGGCAGAAATGCCCTTTTTAATTTGTGTTAAGGAGAAAAATATGAAATTAGATTTTTTAGTCAGAATGTATCAAGAATATAATCAATTAGATGATAGAATAATTAAGCTTGAAAAAGCTTTAAAAACGAAAGAGCTAGACAAAAGAGAAAAAGAACTTTTAATTAATCAAAAAGAACATATGAAAGCTTATAGAGAGACTTTAAATCAAAGAATTAACTATACTAAAGAAAAGTATAGCAAAAAGTATAGCAATCTTGAAAGGAGTATGTTATGAATAAAATAGATAAAATTATTGATTGGTTCAGAGAACGAAAAGGTAAAGTTACTTATTCAATGATACACAGAGAGGGGACGGCTTCTTATGATTGTTCTAGCTCTGTTTTTTTTGCTGTTTGTAATGCTTTAGGTATTGAAGATAATGATGTAAGAAATACAAGCAATTTAGGTCGTTTTTTACTACAACACGGCTTTGAAAAGATAACAGAAAACAGGGAATGGACGGCACAAAAAGGTGATATTATTATATGGGCAAAACATAAGGGTGTTCCCGGAGCCTCTGCTCACACAGGAGTTTTTACAGATAACAATCACATTATACATTGCAACTATAATGCAAACGGGATAAGTGAAAACACTGAAAATTCTTTAAGTTATCTGTATAAATGGAATTATGAAGTTTACAGGTTTAAAGAAGATGAAAGAGAAGAAAAAAAACAGGAGGAATTTATGGAACAAGTACAAGAAAGATATATGATCAATGAAAATTATTCAATCGACAGTTTGCCTTGGTTTTGCTCTGATAAAAAGAACATAGGCAATACTAAAGACTATCAAGGTTATGTAGTAACTGTATCAAGAAAATGGGGTGGCTACTGGTATTGTAAGTATCTTGGTGGTTGGATAGATTATAGAGCTTTTGAAGAAGTTGAAACAATATCAGAAGAAAAAACTGTAAAAAATACAGGTTACAGTATAGATACTAAACCGTGGGGGACAACAGGTTTTGAAACTGTCGGAAAATCCGACAACTTGCTGGGAGAAACTTTTGAAGTAACAGCAAGAAAAGGGGCTTATTTATATATTCACAGTAAAGCAAAGTGGGTAGATGAAAAAGCTTTTGAGTAAACTAAAAGGGAGCTTAATTGCTCCCTGTTTTTTATTTTTCAATTTCTAAATTATTTTCTTTGATATAAGATTCTATAAAACTTAAGTATTTTTCATTATCCCAAATATCTTGAGCTAATCCATTTTCTCCATATACCTTTATAGCTTCTTCATAATTTATAATTTCTCCATTTGTATCAAAAAATGGTATTTCTCTTATTAAACCATCTTTTATTTCAATATCTACATAATCTCTACAACTTCCCTCATAAGTTGCTAAAATTTGCTTTAGTTTCATTTTTATCCCCCTTTTTATTTATTAAAATGATTTATTAAACCTTGTAACATTTCTTCGGTTATTGTGATATATAAACATTTAATCCCGTCTTGATATTCCTCATTTGAAAAAATGTCCTTATCTGTACCATTCTCACATATAAAGTTTTCAATTTGTTCTTTTTCTTCTTCAGTAATTTCATTCCAATTAATACAAAAATCATATCTATCATCTTCGGTGAATTTACCATGACGTCCATATTCTACATCTTTTAAAATTCCTATTACATTATTCATATTTAAAAATTCCTTTCTTATTTTGATTATATTTTCTAATTCTTCTAATTCTTTAATATTTGCAAGTTCATTTATGAATCTTTTACAAGATGACTTTGCAACAATCACTTTTCTTCTTTGTTTAGCTTGAAAATTATTTTCTAAGTATCTTTTGTCTGCTGCAAGTTGTTGTTCAATGTTTTTATATCCTTTTCTTTTCATAAAATCACTCCTTGACTTTAAATTTGTTCCTTGCTATAATTAATTATAGAGAAGAGGGGGAACAAGTCCCTCATTCTCGGTTCATTTAGAAGATTTGTGGGTTGTTAGTTCATCAAGTCTTCTATTTTTTTAATCATTTCTTCTTTGGTTTTAGAAT